AAAGACGTTCTACGTTACCAAGGTCAGGCGTTTACATATATTGGTATAGATGAATTAACACAGTATGCTACACCTTATGCTTGGGATTATTTACGCTCGCGTCTTAGAACAGCAGACCCTTCGCTCCCAGTCTTCATGCGAGCGACAACAAACCCTGGCGGACCTGGACATGTTTGGGTTAAGAAAATGTTCATCGACCCGTCCACCCCTGGAAGACCCTTTTGGGCGACGGATATTACCACCGGTGAAACCCTCACTTACCCAAGTCGGCATTCTAAAGCGGGCCAGCCTCTTTTCAGCAGGCGTTTTGTGCCAGCTAAATTGCTGGATAACCCATATTTGTATGAAGCCGGTGATTATGAAGCCATGCTGCTCTCACTGCCAGAAGTACAGCGTAAACAATTATTAGAAGGGTCTTGGGACATTGCTGAAGGCGCGGCGTTTTCGGAATTTGATAGGCGGGTACACGTTATTGACCCATTTGAAATACCGAACTCATGGAGAAAGTTCAGGGCTTGCGATTATGGTTACGCTTCTGCTTCTGGCGTTCTTTGGTTTACTGTAGACCCTACCAACGAAACTTTAATTGTTTACAGGGAACTATATGTAAGCAAGGTACCAGCTAAAGAACTGGCACATATGGTTCTAGAAGCTGAGGACGGAGAATCAATACATTACGGCGTACTTGATTCATCACTTTGGCATAAGCGCGGAGACACAGGACCGTCCCTTGCAGAACAAATGATTGTTGAAGGGTGTAGGTGGCGCCCATCCGACAGAAGCAGGGGTAGTCGTGTAGCAGGTAAGAACGAACTACACCGGCGCCTACAAGTTGACGAAGAAAGCGGTAGAGCCGGCATTGAAATAATGAGCAACTGTACTAACTTAATTGCTCAATTGCCAACCCTCCCAATGGATAAAACTAATCCAGAAGATGTCAACACTAAAGTAGAAGACCACTTATATGATGCGTTACGATACGGTATTATGACGCGTCCAAAATCACGTTCCGTTTTTGATTTTTCTGGTGGACCACCAAATCAACGATGGCAACCCGCTGATGCAACCTTTGGATATTAATTATGGCTGATGAAGAACATATTGAAGCACTAGTATTTGAACCAGAAACCGGTTCTGAAGCACTAGCAGGATATATTTCAAGTAAATTTGAAAGCGTAGAGTCTAGCAGGTTAGAAGAAGAAGAGCGGTGGCTAAACGCTTATCGCCAGTATCGTGGTTTGTATGGCACAGAAACACAGTTTACGTCCACTGAAAAATCTAAAGTATTTATCAAAATTACAAAAACTAAAGTCCTAGCAGCATACGGTCAAATTATTGATGTATTGTTTGCTGGTCAAAGATTTCCTTTAGGGGTTGAATCTACGCTAGTGCCGGAAGGCGTTGAAGAAGCTGTACACTTTGACCCTAAAGATGATTCTAATGCCATAGAAGAGCTAGAAAGTAAATATGGTTTTCCGGGCGATGGGAAGCCCTTGCCTCCAGGTGCCACAAGTCAGATGCTTGATGACTTAAATTTAGGCGTATTTTCTGAAGAACTGGGTGAGCTAGGCGATAAGCTACGGGTAGGTCCGGGCAAAACTGGTACATCCCAAACCTATCGTCCTGCAGAAACTGCAGCGAAACGCATGGAAAAGAAAATGCTTGACCAGCTAGAAGAGTCAAGTGCTTCTAAGCATCTGCGTCATACTGCGTTTGAGATGGCTTTGTTTGGTACCGGCGTACTAAAGGGGCCGTTTGCATACGATAAAGAATACCCTAACTGGGATGAAGAGGGTAATTATTCTCCCATTATTAAAACCGTACCCAAGGTAGAGAATGTTTCTCTATGGAACTTATACCCTGACTCAGACGCAAAGAACATGGATGAGTGCGAATTTGTTATTCAGCGGCACCGTTTAAGCTTTTCTGAATTACGTAACCTTAAAAAGCGTCCATACTTTCGGCATGATGCTATTGATTCCGCTGTTACCATGGGGACTAACTATGTACGTAAATGGTGGGAAGCCGACCTTGAAGATTATCGCAATACTTATGATGTAGAACGATTTGAGATATTTGAGTATTGGGGTAATATTGACAAAGACCAAGCGGAAGAAGCTGGGCTTGAAATACCAAAAGAACTTGAAGACTTAGATACACTACAGGTAAATTGCTGGGTTTGTCACAATCAAGTGTTGCGTCTCGTTATTAACCCATTTACACCGAAGCGTATTCCTTACTTTGCCGCACCATACGAGTTAAATCCTTATTCATTCTTTGGTGTTGGCCTAGCTGAAAACATGACAGATACACAAGCGCTAATGAACGGCTTTATGCGTATGGCTGTTGATAACGCTGTTCTATCGGGTAACTTAATTTTTGAGATTGACGAAACCAACCTTGTTCCGGGACAAGACTTAGAACTGTATCCGGGTAAGGTATTCCGCCGCCAAGGTGGGGCACCGGGGCAGTCGCTGTTTGGAACTAAGTATCCCAACGTATCACAAGAAAACATGATGATGTTTGATAAGGCTAGACAGCTTGCTGATGATGCTACGGGTATTCCCTCCTATTCACATGGTCAAACAGGCGTTCAAGGAACTGGTCGAACTGCGGCAGGTATCTCCATGCTTATGGGTGCTGCCCAAATCAGTATTAAGGGCGTTGTTAAAAACATTGATGATTACTTGCTACAGCCTCTGGGCGAGGCATTCTATGCATTTAACATGCAATTTAATTTTGACCCTGAAGTTCGTGGCGACTTAGAGATTAAAGCACGTGGTACAGAGAGCCTTATGAAAAACGAAGTTCGTAGCCAACGCCTGCTACAGCTTCTTCAGATTGCCGGCAATCCTAATTTAGCATCATTTGTAAAGTTCCCTGTTGTATTGCGGGAGCTGGCACAGGCTATGGACTTGGATGCTGAAAAGATTATTAATGATGAACGTGAAGCATTCCGTCAAGCAGAAATCATTAAAGCCGCTGGTGGTATGGCTGGCCCAGAAGAACAAGCTCAGGGTATGAATCCAATGGATATGTCTGGCGGCGGCGGAGGTAACATCGGTGTAGGTGGGGCTGCAGTTCCTGGGGAACAAGGCTTTAGTGCCGCACCAGAACAAGCACCACAGCCAGAAGGTGGGCAAGCAATGGGCGCACAACTAGCCAGCATAATGGGCGGACTTAAATGACCCCAGAAATAGCTAAGAAACTTTTACCCCTCGTTAATGTTAAGCGCAATCTTGATGCATTAGAAATGTACATGGAGTCTCGTATCACTGATATGCACCGTAACATGGAACAGGGCGATGACATGAAAGCCGTGTATCAAGCACAAGGTGCTATACAAGAATTACGCAGATTACGCACATTGCGTGATGAAGTTATATCTAAGGCGGCATCATAAAATGAGCGACATGATTGGTAACAGACTAACACGCCAAGATGCAGTCCGCAGAGGCAAGGGCGAAATAAAAGATTACTAAGATGCTGGAATCTCATCGTTAGAAATGGTGCCGATGTATTTAACGGGCACTGCGGATGCTGTAAATGATTCGCTATCTATATCACGTGGCACGGCAAACAAATTTAATTTTACGGATGATGATAGAACTGAAGACACCCTACGGCACATTCTTTTGGGTGGACTAGCCACAGTAGGTGAAGAAGATAGCGTTCTTGGCGCTAAAAACTTTTTGGGTACTGGACTCGGTTCTAAAGTAGCATCATCCTTAATAGATGCAAGGGAAGGTTCTAAAGAAAACCGTTCTGCTGAATCTGAAATTGATTTAAATAATAACGCTTTCGGTAGAGCACTACGTAAAGCCTATCCAAATCGTGAAGAATTTATACAAAAAGCAATTGATATAAGCAATGCTATGTACGCTGGTGATACACCAGAAAACATTGATGATTTGTCGCCTATGTTAAGCTATGGAGCAACACCTGTACCACAAAAAGCCGAGGGGGGAATAATGATGGCACAACAAGGAAAAATGCCGCTACCAATGGAGGAAGCAACATCTGCACCTCAAGGTGGTGGCCCAAAAGCAGCTAACCCTGCGGCACAACCAGCAGGTTTGGGAGCACCTACAGGAGCACCTGCACCAGCCGGTTCATCCGACCCACGAGATGCGGCCTTTAAAGAAGTGTCACAAGAATTGCAAAAACGTTCTGCGCCTACGCCAGCACCAATACCAAAAACAGTTCCCCAAATGGCTTCCCCTGTACCCCCAACAGGTTCAACCACACCCACAGAAGAGATTCCTATGCTGGCAAAAGGCGGTATGCCTGATGATGGCGGAATGTCAGTAATGATTGGCTTAGGTGCTCCTCCTGCCGACTACGAAGAAGCCGCTGAAGGCAATCCTCCACCGGGCGCCACTAAAGAAGAAGTAGCTGATGACCAGCTTGTGCTTCTTAGTGAGGGCGAACTTGTAGTTCCTGCCAACGTTGTTCGCTACCATGGTCTAGGTGCGTATGAAGGTATGCGCCGTGATGCTCTTATGGGTTTACAAGATATGGAGACTAATGGACAAATTGAGTATGTTAGTGGTGGTACAGAAAAAGCTGATAAAGTTGATGATGATGGCGGCATTATTAAAGCCAACCAAGGTGCTTTGATAACCAACCCCAATCCTAGCAAGGTTGGAACTTTTCCTTTAACCCCACCAACCGGTCGTTTTTTACAGGGCACAAATGCAGCCGCTCCTCAAGCTGCTTCACAACAATTTGTTACTTTGCCCACTACCTCTAAAGCATCTAATCCATTAGTAAACCCTGCTACTGGCCTGTCTATTCCAAACAATAGCATTTTAAATCCTTTAAGTTTACCAGACCCCAATAAACCATACACTCCAGTAACCGATGCAAGTAGTGTCTATGCACCAAATAGAACTAGCTATGCGGCTAGCGGTCCACAGGAATGTGCTGATGGTTTTACATATAATTATGTAACTCAACAGTGTGAAGAAACTTCATCTACACCACCAGCAGTAACTGACCCAAGTGACGCTACTACGCGTCCAGACAGCGGGGATACGTCGGAAGGTGGGGATGGTGCAGATGAATCAAGCACACCAGGTGGTACCGCAGTGTTTGGTGGCACATCAAACAATGGCCTTTTGTCTGGACATAGTACATATGGCTTTGGACTTGAAACAAGTAATCCATCTGGAATGCCAGGTCTTATGGGAATGTTAACCACTGACTATGACCAAGTTCGGCTAACTGACTATAACAAAACTGATGCATATGGTAAGCCACAAACGGCTGTCATATCCCGCGAAACTTACGATGCAATGACAAAAGATAGAACAAATCCTGCGCATGTTGGGTTTATTGATTCTGTCATGACAGCACAACAAGCTGTTGACCATGATGTAAACGTAGCTCGTAATTCCCCTAACTATAACGTAGGTCGTGCCATTAAAGATATTAGTTCACAAGTACTTGGTACACAAGGTTTTGGCCCAACTAAAGCTGAACAACAAGATGCCGCTAAAGCCATAGCTAAAGATATGGGCATTCCTTATACAAGTCAATCTTTGGCTGAAATGATTGCATTGGACTTAAGCTCCAATCCTAGTGCTTCAGCTGCCCCAGCTGCCCCATCAGTGCAGGGCGGAAATATGGCTTTTCAAGGACCGATGGGCTTCGGGATTCCCGATGAATTAGCTGCCTATCCTTCAGGCATGAATAGCATGGCCGCTATACAAAACAATAATTTAGCAACTCCAAGTGTAATTGCTGGAAAACAAAGCGTACCTGGCATAGCGAATAGGGCTGGAACAGTAATGACTGCTATTGACCCTGTAACTGGTGCGGTTAGTTCCCAACCAATGCCACAAATGAGTACTATGAATACGGCAGCTATGACACCTGCACAGCGTAGCACTGCTAGCGAAATTATTGATAGGCAGATGCAGGCGGCTGGACTTAGCCCATTAACAAGTAATGAATTAGGAATATCTACTTCACCTACGGCAACACAAGGCGTCAGCCAACTTGGAGATTATAGCCAAGGCATGTCTACTTCACCTACAGCAACACAAGGCATTAGCCAGATTGGTAATTATGGCACTGCGAGTGGTTTTAATAGCCCAACTGGAATGGTTGATGACTTTGGAAATAGACCTGGAACTCCTACTTCAAGAGGCACACAAGTTGCTGGTACCGATGTTCCTTCTAGTACAACAGCCGGCACAGGGACTGTAAGCGGCTTTGCGGGTGTGGATGACATTGGAAACCGAGGCACTGATACTACATCAGCCGGTTACACTAGGGGTCCATCAACTGCGGGTATGGAACCTGCCCAAGCTGCAGCTCAAAAGTCGGAGAATAAAGCTAATGCTGATGCAGCCGCGCAAGCACAAACTGGCAACCCTAATGCTGGTGCTGTTACAGACAGCAGTGGCAACGCTGTTACTACAAGTTCCGGTGGAGTCGTAACTAGTGGAACTAATCCAGATAATGACAAAGGCGGTGGCCAAGGCGGCGGCAACGGATGTGTTATTGCTACACATGCTGTATCTAATGGAGGCTTTTCTGCGGACGTTAAACGCGAAGCAGTACGATGGTGTGTTAAGAATCTGCACAAACGTTGGTATGGCGAAGCTGTTAGACGCGGATACCGCTACCATGGCATTAAAGCTATTGAAGCAGGTCGTGCACACAATCACTACGAAGAGTTTAAGGATTATGTAGATTTTGCTACAGGTAGGAAACGTAGTCTTACCAATCTTGGAACTTTTGTGTATAGGACAGCACAATTTTTTATTACTGGACTTTTCTTAAAATAACTGATATAATTATTTCCACAGCCTATAATTAGGATGTAGACTGGCTACCCATCACCCCATTCGGCTACTGGTGGCCCCGACAAGGAGAAGACTATGGCTCGTATGGCTGTACAAGAAAAGGCTACAGCAGTAGCTGCCCCTACACGATATACTAGGGATAATTCAGAAGAAATTTCAGAACTAGAAGCATTACAAAACGAACGTAACGCTATTGTTGAAGAACAACAGGATGCTGAAGAAACTGAAGCTATGCAACCTGAAGAAAAAACATTTAAGAAACGGTATGGTGACTTGCGCCGCCATGCCCAAGAAAAAGAAAAAGATATGCGCAACCAGATACGCCAGCTTGAAGAGCAGCTATCGTCAGCCACAAAGGAAGGCATAAAGCTTCCTAAATCAGATGAAGAGATTTCTGAGTGGTCAAAGCAGTATCCTGATGTTGCTAAAATTGTAGAAACAATTGCTACTAAGAAAGCACAGGAACTAGATTCTTCAATTGAAAAACGTTTACAGAATATAGCTGAACGTGAAATTGAATCTAATCGCCAACGAGCTGAGGTAGAGCTACTTCAATTGCACCCTGATTTTGATGAAATCAGAAATAGCGAAGATTTTCATTCGTGGGTAAGCGAACAGCCCGCATGGATACAGAAAGCACTGTATGAAAATGAAAACGATGCTAAATCAGCCGCCCGTGCTATTGACCTGTATAAAGTAGACAGTGATATAGTAACTAAAAAGGCTAAAAAATCAAATAACAAAGATGCAGCAAAGTCTGTGTCTAGTAAAAATTCTATAACCAAACCTCAAGCGGATGAAGCATCAGCATCTATAAAAGAATCTGATGTAGATAAAATGTCTGCACAGGAATACGAAAAACACGCAGAAGCAATTTCTGAGGCTATTCGTAATGGAAACTTTATTTATGATTTATCTGGTGCAGCTAGATAAATAATGAATTGGCAAAGGCGGGTGCTTTTGTCATATGTAGAATAGGCAGGGTAGCTCCTTGCCGACTCTGCAAAATAGCAAACTACAAACATCTTAAAGATTACCTGAGTAACATGGCCTACTTGGTACATCGGTGGCCACCTTTGTACATTGTACACCCTACGTTATACAGCCTCTGCAAAGAATTGTACTGTTTGCATCTGTAAAATCCAAAACATAGGAGATGGATTATGGCTTTTCCAAGAGCTCCGGGCTATAACAACTTACCGAATGGTAATTTTAGTCCTGTAATTTACTCCAAACAGGTGCAGCTTGCATTCCGCAAGGCCGCTGTTTGTGACGCGATTACTAATAATGACTACTTTGGAGAAATCGCAAACTTTGGTGATTCAGTTAAAATCATTAAAGAACCTGAGATTACTGTCAAAGCATATGAGCGTGGTACAACTATTACCCCTCAAGACCTTGATGATGAGGATTTCACCCTCACCGTTGACAAAGCTAACTACTTTGCTTTTAAAGTTGACGACATTGAGGAAGCACATTCGCACGTTAACTTTGAGTCTCTCTCAAGCAACCGT